CAGCTAAAATAGAGAAGAAATTAGATAGAAATGGAGACATGCAAGTCTTCAAATTCTTTAAGACAGCAGCAAAGTTATTAAATGACGAAGGCAAAGAAGATGAGGCCTTTTACATGGAACAAATGGTTGACTGGTTAAGAAGTGGTAAACCCTTGCCCTCTAGTGAGGAACAAGTAACAAAGGCTTTGGGTCTATAATGGCGTATTTTAGGGGGGTATGTAGTATCGAATCGTGTACTAAATGCCAATATATGGGTCGCTCAGCGGCACAAATCCTAGTAAAATCAACGATTTTTAAGGGGTTGACAAATAAATCAATTCCTGATACTATTAAGACTATAAACACTAACAAAGGACAATAATATATGATGTACACAAAAGAACTAATATTTAACGAGTTTAAAGACGTTACTAAAAAAGATCAAAGTAAGAAGAAAGAAACTTATACACACCGTATCGCTTATCTTTCCGCTTTAAAAGAAGATATGATTAAAGTACCTAGAAATTTTAGTAATATTTCTATTAAACCAGATCAACTACAGAATTTGATTGATGACTGGTCCGCTCCAAATCCGAGAGACGCAACTTATATGAGAGTTTTCGGTATGACTTACGCAGAGAAAAAACAACAAGAAGAACTAGAGTATTTTGTTTATGAAAATGGTGAAAAAAAAGAAGTTAGAAAATCTAAACAAGACGCATAATCAATACATTAGATCATTAGGTATTGAGATTGATGTTGACAGTGGTGAAATTCTACAAGAAAGACATGGCGCACCTATGCCAGACTATAAGTGTAGACCATCACCACCAACGAGTGATAGAATTTCTGGTACTACTTACAAAAAAACTTATACGAGCACAATACCAGAAGGTAAGACAATTAGTGTTCCGTATAATAAAGGTCCTTACATGATTGTTGATGCTAAGGATTTTAAAACAATGGGAAAAAAAGTATGAAACTAAAAGATACAATAATGATAGCGATAGCAGCATTGGCATTTATGTTGATTACTGGTATTGCTAAAGCAGATGAAAAGACTTATACTCCTCAGGAAACTATTGAGGCGTTTGCATCTGTACCTGGTAAAGTTAGTAATCACTTTAAAAACGAATGGCAAGATATAAAAGAGTATCAAGCTAAAAGTTGGGCTGAGACAAAACAAAGATGGCCTTGGAACGTATTATTAAAAGGAAAAAATGATACACAAAATTAGTGATTTTTGTAAAAAGATTGATGGTCTTAAAACTACAAGTGATAGATTATACAATCTTAAATACAATAATCCAAAGACGCCTGAACGAGATATGCAGATACAAGAGCTTATTGATGATGTTCAGGCGACTTGTAAATTAATTGCTAACGATACACAACCATATGACAAATAAAGATATAACAATTAAGAATTTAAAAGATAGACAAAAAGAAATAAACGAAGAAATAGAATATAAGAATACACAATCTCTATCAGAAGAATTATACGAGATTGAAGATACATTAAAAAAACTAGGTGTGAATGAGAATAATACTGTTAATTTTAATTAGTTTGTTAATAACAAACTGTACTGCAACAAGAAGTAATGTTGGCGCAACTTTAGGTGCGACCACTACAACTGGCGCTTGTGTATCTATGGGAATCAATGATCCATATGCGATTGCGGCTTGTGCAGTAACTGGCGCATTCGCTGGTGCAGAGATTATGTACAACTCTGATTATGATGTACACAATGCGGCATTCGTAGATCATTTAAACCACGGACCAAGCACAAGTAGTTATACGAACTGGTTTAATCAAAAGACTGGTAATAGTGGTATCATACATACAACTAGATCATACACTAAAGGTCCTATTAAATGTAAAGATTATAGTGCGACCGTAGATATAACAAATAGATGGCCACTTGTAGGTATCGGAGGTGTAAATAGAAACACAGTCTTTGGTATCACTTGTCAAATGCCCGATGGCCGATGGGTAGAATGGAAAGGAAACTAATATGCCTCCTTATGATCCAAGAGCTTTTATGAAACTAATGTTATGGTCAATATCATTTTTACTAGTATGTACATTTTTATTTGCCAATGAAAATGGTGATTTATCTGGCGAGATATATCCTACAAATAATGTAAAAGTAATTGAAGTATTAGATAAAATAGAACAAGTGGAGAAAGACGGAGACAAGGTTTACTGGAATAAAATTACAGAGATTAAACCAAAAAATACAGATAATCAATACTGTTTTGTTAAGGTGATTATTAAAGAAAGTGATAACCAGATAATCAAAGAAGAAATTTTAGAGTGTTCAGATGGTAGAAAACGATCAGACGCACCAACTTATTGGGAGCTATTTGCTGAGTTTTACTATACTGATAATTTACAACCAACTTACTGTCGTAAATACGATAGAAAAGGACATGCCTTTAAAACGCCAGGAAAGGTATGTTTAAACAAAGATGGCGAATGGGAGGTTAAATGATTAAGAACTTAATCATAATCTCACTAGTTGTTGTAATTGTGACAGGAATGTCAGGGGCTGAGTTTTTAGACTATATAGCTACTGGACTTGACAAATTACAAGAATTGGTATATAATATCAAAAGTGAGGTAAATATATAATGAACAAATATGTGAAAATAATGGGTGTAATGGCCCTAGGTCTTTTAGTTGCCAACTGTTCTGGTACAAACTACAAGATTAAGACAGAGAAGTCTAAAGTATTGAACGAGGTACCAAAGTGGTATGTTAATGACTTCTCAGATAAGAAAGCTTGTAATACACCTAGATTCGGTAAAGATAAAAACAAAATGTGTATCTTTGGTGTCTCTACGGCTGTGTCACCAGATTTACAATTGGCGATTGAAAAAGGTATGATGGTTGCTAAATCAGAACTTGCCGATAAAGTAAAAGGTGAAATGAATAAATCATCTAAAATATTCATTACAGAACTAGGTAAAAATCATAACAAAACAACTGTGTCAGAAGTTGAATCAACGATTGTTAATTTAATTAAGAACACACCTGTTAGAGGTTATGAGATATTTGCCAAAGATATAACTATGACTAAAAATGGTTATTATAGAGTATGGATTGGTTTAAGATTACCAATGGGTGAATATAACAAAATGTACAACTTCACAATCGCAGAAGCTGTTGATGCTTACAATGTAAAATCAAAAGCTCAAATTGCGTTTGATAAGTTAGAAAACGAGAGTAAAGAAGATGGAAATAGTAATATACAGTAAAAACAATTGTGTGTTTTGTAATAAGGCGAAGCACTTGGTAAAATCGCTTGGCCTTACTTACGAAGAAAAGAAAATGGAAGAGTTTGATAGTCCACAAGCTATGTTAGAAGACATAGGTAAACAAGTAAGAACTATGCCACAAATTAAAATTGATGGTAAACTTGTTGGTGGTTACAATCAATTAATAGAATACTTTGCTGATAAAGGTTTAGTAAACTTTAAGGGTGAAATAGTTGACAAAAAATAAAGACTACGAGAATGTAATACCTTTTCCAACAAATAGAATTGTGGAAAAGACAACTGCTGGTCCAAAGAAAGAAGACCAGAAGTTTTTAGATGAAATGCACAAACAACAGACTAAAGAGTTTGTTGAGACTAGTGTTGACGATATGAGTATGAATTTATTAAAAAGTTTTTATAATATGGGTATCAAAACAGATAGAGGTGAGTTTACTAAAGACTTGGCTATGTTAGTTGACACAATGAGAGGATTAGTTTATAGAGACTTTAATATGAAACACCCATCACAAGTGTTGTCAGAAAAAATGGTAGAACTAAAAGTTAATAGAGACGGCGGACAAAGTGCTAGAATTAACTACGACATATTTCACAAAGGTAAATCAACAAGACCTTTTAGTAAAGATTTAAAAGAGGAACTAAAAGATGGCCCAGATTGGTTGGCATCAGATGAGGACCTTGACAAATGAATTCGCTAAGAATCGCCTTCACAGGTTGTAAAATAGTTAAATTAACAACTCAAATATATAAAGGAGTATATTAATATGTTAAATACATTAAAAAACTTGTTTGGTAAAGACGAACTAGTAAAAGTAAAAACAGTAAAAAGAACTGTTGCTACAGAAACTAGAGGCAGAAAGTCTTTATCTAAAAAACAAAAACTACTTAACTTACTATCTAAAGGTGGTAATGTTGCGTGGACTACAATTCAATCTAAATTTGAATTAGAGTCTCCTAGATCAATGATTGATACGCTAAGAGCGGAAGGTTACATGATCTATGGTAACAGAGTTGGTGGAAAAAAATACTACAGAATGGGTCAGCCTACAAGGGCTATCGTTGCTGCTGGTATTAAAGCGTTATACGGAACTCCGTTCAAGTATGACAACCACAAAGTTTCTGTAAAAAGAGCAGACTTAATTGCACTTGATGCGTAATTAAAAAGCTAAGATGGGGCGCTTCGGCGCCCTTTCACATTATGGACTTTCAACACGGTATATTATTTTTTCTTATAGGTTGTACAGTGACCGTATTAGGTTTCTTTACAGTTTTTCTAGTCATAAATTATAATAAGAAAAAAGAAGAAGAAAGAATTAGAGAAGAAAATAAACCTAAAGTACACCCTTATGGTGATGATACAGTATGACAAAAGATTATTCAAAAACAGATAATTGGAATAGAAACGTAAGAACTATTGCGGAACACTCCAAAAAGTTTCCTATGACCAGAAAAGTTGATACATATGAATATGAGTCACTAGGTGAATGTATTAGAAGTGACCAAGTACCTGCGGAAGAAATTGCAGAGTTATTTACGGATAAGGCATTTTATAAATGGTATAAGAAGAAATATTGGAATGATAGATAATCTATTAATAGATCAAATAGAACAACAAACAACAGACAAAGATGTTGCTGTGTTATTATCTGGTGGCGTAGATAGTTTATCTGTCGCATTTGCTGCTCATAGAATGGGTAAGAAGATCACAGCATATACGTTTCATCTACAAGATAACCCATCATATGACGCTACAAAGGCCGCTGAAGTGGCAAAACTAATGGGTTGGGACTGTAATATCATAGTTGTACCTACAAACAATCTACAAAACGATTTTCAAAGATTAGTAAAAGAAGTTAGATGTAAAAAGAAAACACACTTTGAGTGCTGTTTTCCATTTCTATATGTGTATCCAGAGATAAAAGAACAAGTTGTACTATCAGGTTGGGCAGCAGATGGTTATTATGGCATATCTAAAAAGGCTATGTTACATTATGGTCCAGGTAAATCAAAAGAAAAGTTTGATGAATTTAGAGACAACTATTTTGATATAAACAATCAAGCTGGTTATCTATGGCATGAGTTGATCGCTAGAAATAATAAGAAACAACTAATCACACCATATTTATCAATGACAATAAAAGATTTCTTCTACAACAAAACATGGGAAGAACTAAACAAACCATTTCAAAAACATCATGTTGTAAATGCGTTTGAAGAATTTAAGAAATTTAAATTTAAGAAACATATCAATCTACAACTAGGTTCTGGTGTTGATAAATTATTTGAAACACTATTAGAAGATAAGTTTATTAATTTTAAATTTAGAAAAAGAGTAATGGACATATGTAGAGATTGGTCTAAAATGTCAGACCCGATAGGAACTTTGGATAACTAATGCCAGGAATATACATAACAGAACCAATGAAAGAAATGAATGGTATAGTCAAAGTGGGAACTGTGACAGATAGAGATTCGGCTGATGCTAGATTACGGAGTTTATGGGATAAACATTATTATCCTTCAAGTATCAAAGACGTTAGAAAACAAAAAGTAATTGCAATAAAAAAAGATCACCCATCATATAAAATCTTAAATAAAAAATGTAGAGCTTTTGAAGAAATGATTAAAAATCTTTTTAGTGATAAGAAGGTTAAAGTAATGAATGATGCTCATTTAAGAATTGTAAACCAAGACAATGAGACTGTAGGTCACTATGATAGAACAATTTTAAACAATGGTGGTTCTGATTTCTTATTACTAAATGAAAAAGAACTTAAACAGTTAGATATATTATTTGATAAAACAGCAGGAGAGTTAGAAAAATACTTATGATATTAATAGATTTAAACCAAGTAATGATTTCAAACCTGATGGCGCAGAGTAGAGGTGATCTATCTGAACTACCAAGTAAAGATGCTGTTAGACATAGTATCTTAAATACAATAAGAGCATTCAATGTAAAGTTTAGAGAAGAATTTGGTGAAGTAGTATTATGTGCAGATGCTGCTGACCCATGGCGTAGAGATATATTTCCAAACTACAAACACCAAAGACGTAAAGGTAGAGTAGAAAGTAAAATAGATTGGGATGGCTTGTTTAAAATTATGAGTGAGATAAGAGAAGAATTTGCTACAAAGCTACCATACAAACTAATGCATGTAGAGAAGTGTGAGGCAGATGATATAATCGCTATACTAGTCGCACAAAGAACAGAAGACAAGTATCTAATTATATCTGGTGACAAAGACTTTATACAACTACAACATTATGGTGATGTATACCAATTTAGTCCACTATTAAAAAGTTTCATAGGTGAAAACTCTGATCCTGTTGTGTTTTTAAGAGAACAAATAATCAGAGGTGATAGATCAGATGGTGTACCAAATATTTTAAGTGATGATGACATATTTTTAAGAGACGATAGACAGAAACCAATTAACAAAAAAAGATTGGCAGAGTGGTCGGATACAGATAATATACCTCTTGGCAGTGAAACAAGAAAGTATTTTGAACGTAATAAGAAATTAATAGATTTGTCTATGATACCAAAAGAGATTTCTGAAAGTATTATAAATAAGTACAAGGACTGTAAAGATAATGATAGGTCGCTCCTATTACAATACTTTATAGACAATAAGCTAAAAGCATTGATTGAAAACATTAATGATTTTTGATAACATATATATGGAGAAATAAAATGGCTGAAGAAAGAGCAAGAAATCCTAATCTCATATCACCAAAGACAATGGAAGCAATGGCTTCTACGTCTGGAAGTGGTAGAGAACTGTTTAGTGAAATCTTTACCAAAATTAATAACGCAAAAGACAAACCAAAAAAGATTGAGGTGTTAAGAAGATATAATACACCTAGTATAAAAATGGTTTTAAAAGGTGCGTTTGATCCAAAGATAGAATGGGACTTACCTCCTGGAATACCTCCTTACATCGCTAACGAGGCACCAGCTGGTACAGAACATACTTATTTGGAAATAGAGGCAAAGAGATTATATAACTTTGTTAAAGGTGGTAATAATCAACTAAACAAAATAAGAAAAGAAACTTTGTTTATACAAATGTTAGAAGGTTTACATGCTGATGAAGCAAAAATCTTAATAGACATGAAAAACAAAACACTTAATAAAACCTATAAAGGTTTGACAAGTGAAATGGTAAAAGAAGCATTTGGCTGGAACGCCGACTTTGTAAAACCATAAAAAACATACGAATCAAGGGTGCGACACTTGATGTTCACCCTTTGTTCCCCCCTAAATCCCAGTAAATACTAGCAAAATACCTGTTGACAAACCCTCTATTATAGTGTATATTATAAATATGAAAGAGAGAAATATATAATGAAAACATTGATAGTATTATTAACGATATTATGGTTTGGTTTAACTGCCTTAAATAATTCAGTTAAAGCAGACGAATATAACACAGCCGTAATTGGTCATGTTGTATCAGAAACAATTAAAGGTACCGACATGGACCACCAGAAATTGTTAGAGGCTGAAATGAGTAAAATGGCACACACATTTGCCTTACAAATGGTAGGTGTGTTAGAAAAGCACTTACCTTATATTATGGATTCCGTAATGACACAGTTAAGACTTGACCTTGATAAGAAACACAAATGCTTATTATTAAAAGATTCTAAAATCGGGGACAAAGAATGCCAAGACAAAAAAACACAGCAGTGATAAAAAAAGTATTAAAACGAGAACTTGTAAGTAATCGTAAATATAAGACTACTTATAAAGACATCAAAAAATATTTTAAGATCATTAATAAAGCTGTATTCAGTAATCTATTATCACCTTTCAATGATGTGTTAATTAAAAAAATTTATAGTGACGAAACAAAAAAGAAGTGTTATGGTCAAGTGATAGCTTGGGAGTGGAAAAGAAAAGGTACCAGAGTTTATCATTTAGAAATGTTACCATATTACAGAAATAAAAAAGACTTTGTGGACACTTTAGGACACGAAATG